CCCGCGCCTTGAGCGAGCGCAGATCGGGGATGTCGAACATTCAGACCTCTCCCCAATAGTGCGCAAACCGCTGCTCGAAGACTCGCTCGCCGGCGCGGCCGTAGAGCGTCACGTCGAGATCGAGCCGATTGCGCGCGGGCGCCGCCGCGCATTCGACGTCAACGCGCGCCACGACGCCGGCGTCGATCAGCGGCGCCAGCGCCTCGCGCGCGAACTGCGCCGCCCATCGCGCATCGGCGTCACGCGCCGTGCCGAAGTCCGTCACGAGCCAGAGCAGAGATCCGAGCGGCGGGGCGCCTGGATCGAGAACCCCGTCGCCCCACCATCCCCGCAGATCGCGACCAGCGCGCGCAGCCATCGGATGATCGGCCGGGCAGCGCGCGTCGGTGAACAGCAGATTGATCACCGCCGTCGCCAGATGCGCCGTCGCGCCAAGCCCGCCGCCGTTGCCGATCTCGCGCGGATCGGCCAGACGCCATTCGCCGAGGCCGGTCTGGGCATTCCAGACCGTATCCCATGGCAGCGCCGGCTCGGGAGGACAGACGCCGGCATAGACAGTGATGTCCTCGATCATGCCGGGCCGTTCTGTTCGATGTCATAAACCAGCGCGAAGACGACCTCGGACGGGCCGGCGCTCGTCATCACCGGCGCGAACACCCCGCCCTGCGATGGGTCGCCGCCGAGATAGACCTTCTTGCCGGATTTCCGCCAGACCTTGATGTCGCCGACGGAGTAGATCTCCTGCCCGTTCGGGCCGAGCAGCCGATGCACATTCTTGCGGTCGTCATGCAGGGCGACGCCGCCGGGCGGCAGGTTGCGCCGCCGGTGCTCCGGTGCGTAGGCCGAGATCATCGCTACGCGATCGCTGCGGCCGCCGAGCGCAAGGAGCAGACCCTCGGAGCCAGCCGGCGGATTCGATGAGACGCCGTAGTCCTGCGTCCGGTGGATTTTCTCGTAGCGGTCGCGCGCCAGGCCGCGCGCATCGACGAGCTGCTGGCCTTGGCGATCATCGACGGAATCGATCGACGCCCGGCGGATCATCGACCGGATGGCGTCGTCGTGCTCACTCCACATTGTCCGTCGCCTCGCTGTCGTCCGCCTTCCAGGCGGCGCTCGACTTCGAGCCCTTGCCGGCCTTGCCCTGATGCGCGCGGGGATCGACCAGTTCGAGCTGCGCCTGCGTGCCGGACGAGCCGTCCTGCGAATAGGTGACGCTCTCGATCAGCATGTCCTGCGCGAGCCCCAGAAACTGCGACTCCGTCCACACGAGCGCGCCGGGCTCCCATAGCGATCCGGCCTCATCCCGCCATGACGGCGTGGTGATCGAGGCCTTGAGGCCCGCGCCAGCCGCCCGGTTGCGTCGGTTCTTGGCGCGCTTCTTGAGCCGATCCTTGTCGGCGTCGTCGTCATGCACGACGATCAGCACGCGATCGCGCGTCACGCCAGCGTCGCGGGCGATTCCCTCGATCCGCAGAGCATCCGCGCCGGTCCCCTTCGGCGCCTGGCCGACGACGCGGTATTCCGAGTGCCGGTTCGAGCCGTCGTGATCGGCCGAGCCGCTCTCGATGTTCTTCCCCTCGAACAGGCCGCCCGCGTGCTTCTTGCGCGCCTTCGAGGCGTTGGTGATCTTGATCGAGCCGTCGGCCTGCCCGCTGAGCGTCGCTCCCTGCGCCCGCGCCAGCTTCTCGATGGCGCGGAATGCCGTCTCGCCCGGCGTCAGGTGATAGTCCACTGGCGTCAGATCGATGTCCGACGTGAACGTGACGCCCTTCGGCGCGATCGCGTTGGCGATTTCCAGCGGTGTCTTTTTTTTGAAGTCGGCAGTGTCGTGCTTGGCCGAGCAGTCAACCGCGTCCTGCCCCTTGGACCGACCCGAGATCGTCATCTCGGCCGAGTCCTTCGAAAAGCGCGGGCGGCGCTTGTCGACGTAGCCGGCGACGACCTTGTCTGCACCAGCCCTGATCTCGATCGGCGCGAACAGCGCGAAAAGTGCATTCGTCTGCGCGCCGCCAAGTTCGGCCGCGATCTCCATCTCGAACGAACGCGCTGCCTCCTTGAACGACGCGCGGATCATGACCCGCTTCCACGCCGTCCACGTCTGTCCGCCGACCGTCGCGGTGACGATCTCCTTCTGCTCGATCGTCACGGGGCGACGGCCTCGACGGTCGTCGGCATGTAGCCCGGATGCCGCACGCGATTGCGCGCCGCCAGATCATCGAGCCGATCAAGCGCCCCATACAGCGACCAGCACACCACCGTCGCCGGCAGCGAGCGCGGCAGGCGCGCCGCGACGACGGGGCGAAGATCGGCGATCGTCAGACCGAACCAGTCCGTCAGTCGGTCGCGCAGATCGCGCAGCGCATCATAGGCGTCTTCGTCGCGCTGATCCGCCGCAGCGTGCAACTCGGCCGAGAAGTCGGTCAGGATCGCCGCCCGGGCCGCCAGCGCTGCGGGGCGGTCTGCAAACGCGCGGTGCGCCATGGCCTCGGCGCGGGCGATCAGGAGCGCCGCGCGCGCGTAGCGCGCCGCCTCGTGCTGGTTCGCCGCCGCCTCAAGCGCCGCCGTCACGCCGACGAAGGCGCCGCCGGCGATCGGTCCGGAGAACCCGGCCGCGGCCTCGGCGAAAGCGGGCTCGACGTCGGCCGGCTGCATCGCGTCGGCCAGATCGCGCGCGTCCTGCGCGGCCGAGACAATCCAGCCGGGATCGACGCCGGACGTGCTGATCGCCGCCGGGGCCGCCGCAAGCCTGGCTGAAAGGCTGGCCGAGATCGCCAGCGATGACTCGGACGTGATCGTCGCCTCGGCCCGGGTCGCCTCAAGGGTCGCCGGCAGTGTGGACAGCGCGTCGAGCGCCGCCTCGACGGCAAGGCCAGGCGCCGCCGCCGTGACGATGTGGTTGGCGAAGTCGGCCAACGCCGCGACGGCGCGGTCGGCNNAGCGAGAGAACCGACGCCAGAGCGCCCGCCGCGCCCTCGCGGACGAAGGTCAGATCGAAGGCGACGAACCCGAGCTTGTCCTTCTCGAACGCCCTCTTGATGTCCTGCAGGTGAGCGCGCACCGGCCCGTCGATCGGCAGGACCAGCGGACCCGCGCCGCGCTGTTTGGCCAGCGCGCGCAGCGCCTGCGCGCTCACAAGCGCTGCGTCGCCGGCGACGTAGGCCGTGACGTCGAACGACCCGGCCTTCTGGCCAAGATCTTCGACGAACGGCAGATCGCGATTCGGGAACTCGTGAACGACCAGCCGCCGCCCGTCCGGCGCCGTGTCCTTTTCGACGCGGAACGGAACGCCTTTGTAGCTCGCCGGCCAGAGCGCCGCCGCCCAATCGACCATGACGCGCGCCCTCTATTGCGAGTCCGGCGAGGACGTCCCCGTCGAGCCAGCGCCGTTTGAATGCAGGCGGACCTTGGAGACCTGCGACGCGATCCGGCCGTCGAGAAACTGCTGGAACGCGCCAGCGTTGAAATTCAGCGTGAATGTGTGCGTCACCGTCGCCTCGCCCTTGACGTCGGCCTTCGCGGTGATCTGGTCCGGCTTCACCACCGCCTCGATCTTCGCGTTGGCGATCCGGTTTTGCAGGTCTGTCGCCTGCATCCGCATCTGATCGACAACCGGATTCGGCTCATCGCGGCGCGAGGGATGAACGCGTGAAAGCGCCGAGTCGATCTTGGCGTTCAGTTCCTTGAGTTGGCCTTCGAGATCGGCCTTGGCCTCTGGCGTCGTCGGCGTCCAGAACGCGCCTTTCATGGCCTGCGTCAGCGTGGTCTGACCGAGCGGCTCGCCCTTCACCAGTTTCGTCATGGCGTCGAAGAATCCGCCAATGCCCTTGTAGGTGAAGGATCGCAGCCCGTCGGTCGCTTCGCCGAGCGCGACCTTGAACGTCTCGAACGAGCCGGCCATTTTCAGGTATTCGCCCTGCGCTCCCTGCTGCATCGTGTCGGCGATGCTTTGCGCGCGGTTCTCCGGAACATTCTGGAAATTCTTCTGGTCGCGCTCAAGCTGCGCAAGGTTCAGCGCCTGCGCGCGGCCGCCATGCTCCTGCCCGAACAGATACTTTGCGAGCGCTGGCGACAGGCCCTTGCCGATGATGTCCTTCATCATCCGCTCGGAGTCCACGCCTTGCGTCGAGAGATTGAAGAACTCGGTGACGACTTTCGCGATGCGCTCGGCGTCCATCGCGTTGACGCCGCCCTTCTTGTTCTTCTTGGCGAACTCCTCTGTCAGAATATCGGTCAGCGTCGATGTGAAAGCGCCCGGGTCTTTCACCGTCTCCTCGTCGTCGAGCGCGGTCTTCACGCGACTGAACGTGCCTGCCGCCATCTTCCGACCGAACCGCTGCTGCAGCATCTTGTCGAGTCCGCCCGCCGATGGGTCGACGCCGGGCTTGACGTAGTCGAAGAAATTCAGCCCGGCCGCCGCCAGCGCGGCGTGCCCCTTGTTCGACGGCGCGCTGAGGCGCATCGCCGCGGCTCGGACGAAGTTGCCCGCCATAGCGCCCTCGTAGCCGATGCGGATCAACTGCGCCGAAAGAGCGTTCGAGAATTCCTCCGAGAAGCCGCCGACCCGGCCAGGCGCAGCGCCGAACTTCGTATCGCCGAGCAGATCGTGGTGCTTCGCGCCGGACGTCTTGGCGAACTCGACCATCTGGTTCGCCGCCCGCGCCGCGCTCTTGGAAGCCGCCTGCGGCGACGACAGATCGTAGCCCCGCGCTTTCATCCAGGCGACGACCGCCTGCGCGCCCTCCTCCATCGAGACCTGCATCGCGAGCGCGTAATTCTTGGTCGCCTCGGTGATCGCCGAGATCGTCCCGGATCCCTGAAACTCCTTCGGGAGCTTGCCGCCGATCTCCGTCTGAGCGCGCACGATGTCAGCGTTCGTGAATTTTGTGTCCTGGCCGATCCGTATGGCCTGTTGCAGCAGCGGCGCCTGCGCGTCCGGCGACATGCCGAGCACGGCCTGCTGGCGCAGGTAGGCGAGCTGATAGTCGTGATGGGCGTCGGCCACGGCGTCATGCACGCGCTTGGCGCCGTAGGCCCCCATGGCGAGTCCGGCCGCGCCAGCGCCGAATGGGATAACGGTCGCCCCGGCTACGGC